CCTTATTACTACAGTGATATGTTACCGCATGGATCGGGAACAGTTATTAGAAATTATACCGTTACTGATTCTAGAAATATAAAATATGCAATTCCTGCAGATTTTAATCTTACTCAATTAAGTACTATTGGTACATTGGTATATCTAAATGGTCGTCAGTTATTAGTCGATACAGATTATGTATTTGATTCTTATGATACTAACATTGAAATTTTAACTCCATTGGCACGTAATGATGTTGTTACTGTAAAATATTATAGTAATACCAGTGGTAGTTTTATCCCTCCAACTCCTACCAAGTTAGGATTATATCCTAAATTTGAACCAACAATATTTTCAGACGACACATATGCGGTAGATGTTCAACAAGTTTTACAAGGCCACGATGGTAGTATTACTATATTGTTTAACGACTATCGTGATGATATATTATTAGAATTTGAACGTAGAATTTTTAACAATATTAAAGTCGACTATAGACAAGATTTATTTGATGTCAATTCTGTATTGCCTGGCGCATTCAGGGACCAAGAATATACATATTCTGAAATTTTAGATCCGGTTCATCAAGATCTGTTAAAATGGAAAACCACATACAGCGTTGAAACTGACAAAAACTTAGCATTTGACATTTCGTTACCAAAAACATTTAACTATAGTTCAGTTACCGCTGACGGTATCTCTTTACCAGGCAACTGGCGTGCCATCTTTAAGATGTATTTTGATACTGATAGGCCGCACATTACTCCTTGGGAAATGTTAGGATTTAGTGTTGTTCCTTCGTGGTGGGAAGATCAATATGGTCCGGCGCCGTATACATCGGGTAACACACTGCTATGGGAAGACATTCAAGCAGGCCGAATTAGACAAGGTAGCCGAGCAGGAATCGATCCTACTTACATTAGACAAGGTTTAATGAATATCCTTCCTGTAGATGAAAATGGGAATTTAGTGGATGTTCGAACCTGGGGTCCTATTGGCGCAGAATGTAGTTTAGAACCTACGGATCACCCATCATCTTATTTAGAAACTGCTGATCAACCATGGAAATTTGGTGATAGTGGGCCTGGAGAAACTGCCTGGAGAAAGGGCAGTTACTGGCCGTTCGCTGTTCAGATTATTATGGCAATACTAAAACCTGCCGCATACTCTGCATTGATGTTTGATACTAGTAGACTTGTTAAAAACGTAATAGGTCAGTATGTTTACTCCGAAGATAATTTATTCTTGAATCAATCTAGAGTATTGTTGCCTTACGAAAAAGTTAATGGTGCTGTAGTATTCACGGCAGGATATAGTGTGTTTACAGTAGAAGCAGGACAAATTAGAAACTCTAAATATCTATCTTCTCTTAAAGAAGAATTGCAAAATTCTACATTTAATTTAATGCACAAGGTTGGCGGATTTGTTAGTAAAGATAAATTAGAAATAGTAATTGATTCAGTTAACCCTAATAGTGTTAATCCTGGAATCTTGTTGCCAGTTGAAGATTATAGTATTCACTTTAACGTTAGTAATCCTGTAAAAATTGTTAATATTTCTGGCTTCATTATTCAGAAGTTTCAAGGTAAGTTTATCTTACGAGGATACGATAAAGTAAAACCATACTTTACAATATTGCCCGCGATACACGAAAAGTCTGATACCTATATTACAGTTGGTGGGAAGAGCGAGGACTATTCCGTATGGTCTATAAACGTTTTTTACCCAATTGGGCAAGTTATTCTTTATGAAAATTCATTTTATAGAACAACTAATAATCATAATTCAGGTACTACATTTAATTCATTAAATTATTCTGCACTTAATGAATTACCTACAATTAATGCAACAGTGGTAGCGTATCCCGCGTCATTTGACAGCGATACAATCAATGTTCCGTATGCTACTAGTTACACTTCTATTCAAGAAGTTGCTGATGTAATGGCCGGGTATGGGCGATGGTTAGAAACTCAAGGTTTTGAGTTTGATGAATATGGCAGCAATATTGGTGAAACGTTAAATTGGAAATTTGCAATTAAAGAATTTGCCTATTGGTCCAGCCAAAACTGGGCAGACAATAGTGTAATTGCAGTTAGTCCTTTTGCAAATGCTATTAAATTTACATTTCAAGATTCTGTTGTTGACAACATTTTTGCTAGTTTTTACGACTATACCCTATTAAAAGCCGACGGCTTCTCCTTTCCATTCGCAGATTTAAGTATTAGCCGAACAGATGGACAATGTACAATTACATCAAAGAATGATCAAGAAGGTATATTCTTTGCAAGCCTAAGATTAGTACAAAAAGAACATGCATTAATCTTGAATAACACAAGTCGATTTAACGATGTTATATATGATATCGATACTGGTTACAGACAGCGTCGAATTAGACTAGTGGGATTTAAGACAGCTAACTGGAATGGTGACTATTTTAGTCCAGGATTTGTTTACGATGCTGCTGTTGTTAAGACATGGAAATCGTATGAAGACTATACTGCAGGAGATGTTGTAGAATATACAGGCAGTTATTACTCTCTTGATAGAAACTTACCAGGCAAGGAAAGTTTTGATTTTACTGATTGGAATAAGTTGGGTGCTAAACCAGTGGCGCAATTAATTCCAAACTTTGAATATAAATTAAATCAATTCGAAGATTTTTATAGTTTAGAAATTGATAATTTTGATATTAGTCAACAAGAATTAGCACAGCATTTGACAGGGTATAGTTCGAGATTATATCTTAACAATATGTTTGTTAATCATATTGCTCAATATAAGTTTTTCCAAGGATTTATTAAAGAAAAGGGAACACGTAACGCCCTTGACAAGTTGGCAAAGGCAAGTGTACATAACTTGCAAGGTCAAATTGATTTTAATGAAGAATGGGCATTTAGAATTGGTACGTTTGGCGCATATGCATCGTTACAAGAATTAGAATTTCCGTTGTCTGAATCTAAATTTGTCGATAATTCTCAATTAATTAAATTTATATCTGAAATTCCTGTTATAGAGTATGATTCTACATTATATATAACTCCAGAATTATTATCAATTAAGCCGTTAGATTATAATGTTAATACAACCTTTTTTACAAAAGATGCTCTGTTTGATCTTAAACCTTTCCAATTGCCAGTTGCAGGATATGTTCGATTAGAAGATGTTGATTATACAGTTAAGTCTAAACAAGACTTGCTAGATTTTATCCCAGGTAAAACTGTTAATCAAGGTGATACATTCTGGGTAGCATTTGATAACAATAATGATTGGGGAGTGTATCGATACACAAGAATGCCAGCTGCAATTATCGGAGTAACTGATAACATTGCTGGCGAAAGTATTACATTTACAACTAATGTATATCACGGACTAACTGTTGGTGACATCATCGCAGTGACTCGATTTGCAGATGAAGTTAACGGAATTTATATTATTTCTGAAATTAATAGGTTAAATGAAATTGTAGTTAAGACTACTGTTACTGCACCTAATAGTACTAATGATTTTGGCGTTCTGTTTAAGTTTGTTTCATCTAGATTTGAAAAATTTGATGATCTAGTTGATACGAAATATGTTGCTGATATTTTTCCAGGTAGAAAAATTTGGGTCGATTCTAACCTAACCGGTCAATGGGAAGTTTATGAAAAGATTGACAATTATACTCCTAGTATTTTAACTAACAGAATTTTATCTGATGGTTCGTATTATGGTGAAGTAATTATTTCTAAAGAGAATTCTAATCTCTTAGTAGTTTCGGCACCGAGATTAGTTGACGACAACGGATCTGGACAGATTTTTATGTACACTAATACTGGCGGCACATTAAAGCTAGTTAACAGTTACCCATTGAACCGTGGTCTAAATCAATATTATGAAAACGGTGGACAACCGGCTGCAAAATTTGGATTTGGTTTAGATTTTGATGCTGTTGACGGTATAGTAATAGCCGGTGCACCCTATGCATCTAATGTCAAAGCCGATGCATCCGGTAGTACTAGATATGTTCAATCTATTAATTATGGTATAGGAAATACCAACGACGGCATGGTCGTTATTTCAACTCTTAATGTAGCAGGCAATGCAGAGCTGCGTCATGTTATGTTGGCCTGTCAAGAACCTGCTAATAATTTAGAATTTGGATATAGCACGTTCATAGCAAGCACTGCGTCTCAAAAAATTGCACTAGTTGGCGCACCTGGACACACAAATTCAACAGGAGCGGTGTTTAGTTATGATGTTGCATATGTTAAATCGTTTGATAATTTATTGATTGATGTTAATGCAACCGCCACTTCTCAAATTAAGTTACCGTCACCTGGTATATCAACTGGTGCTAGATTTGGTGATGTTATTGCAGGCGACCTAGTTGGTAAACGAATTGCAGTTAGCGCACCGGGATATAGTAACGGCAAAGGTGCGGTGTATGTTTACGAAAACACAGGGACTACATCTGATTACACATTTGTACAAAGTTTATTATGGAATGATGCATCGTTAAACAGTGCTATTTCGTCAGACGGACAGTTCGGCTATGATATAGATATGGACGATTCTGGAAAGTATCTATTTGTCTCAGCGTTCAATGCTTATGACAGCGTTTTGCAGCGCGGCAAGGTCGTTATATATGAATGGACTGGTACACAATATACTGCAACTCAAGTAATTGACAATCCAAGTACTACCAATGGTTTGAAATTTGGATTTAGTATTGAAAGTGATTCTTCTGGAAATATTCTAACTGTTACTTCTCAAGGTCCTAATTACTTTGCCAGTGCAAGTTTTGACTCCGTATCGACTACATTTGATTCTGAATCAACTCGCTTAGGGACATTAGTTGAGGATTCCGGATCTGCATATGTGTATAATAGATACCAAGAAAAATTTATTTTTGCCAGCGAATTATACAATAGTTCAGTTCTACCTAATAGTTCTTACGGATATTCCACTTCTGTAAGCAGAGAAACAATTTACGTTAGTTCTCCTAGACACATCAGTACTGGTACACTACGTACTGGCGCAATACATGTATGGCAAGCAAATGATCCAGATTCCAACAGTTGGAATTTACTCCGTCAACAAACTGAATTAGTAGATGTAGAAAAGATCAAACAAGTTAAAACTATTAATGTCTATGAAGATACTGTAATTGATTATCTTGAAATTTACGATCCTATTAAAGGAAAAGTCCCTCAGACAGCTGATCAAGAAATTAGATTTAAGACATTTTTTGATCCAGCAGTCTATAATACAGGAACCAATACTTCAGCTACAATAGATGCGTCAACTTCCTGGAGTTCAGAACATGTTGGTGAATTGTGGTGGGATCTGTCTGCTGTTAAGTACACATGGTATGAACAGGGTGATGTTGAATTTAGAAAAAATACATGGGGTTCGGTATTTCCGGGCTGCTCAATTGACATTTACGAATGGGTAAAATCTGATTTCTTGCCAGACCAGTGGGCGATTGATGCAGATACTACAGCCGGCCTTGCCGTAAATATTAGTGGTACTCCTAAATATGTAGATAATTCTGCATACGTAATAGAACAGGTATACAGTTCAATGATGGACGCTTTTATAAACGTTTATTATTTCTGGGTAAGAAATACAGTAGTTGTTCCTGTAAGACAGGGCAGACAACTATCGGCATTTGATGTCGCCAGCTTGATCGAAAATCCAAAATTATTTGGATTAAAATATATCGAACCACTATCTAGTAACAGTGTATCTGTAGTAAATGTTAAGGGATCATTAATCAACGAACGGATTTCTTTGAATATTCAAGTTGATGATATTGATAATGAGACAAATCGACACACCGAATGGCTACTACTGGAAGAAGATAACAAATATAGTTTACCTACTCCTAGCTTAGAAAAAAAATTAATCGATAGTTTACTAGGAAGGGACTCCCTAGGTAACATTGTGCCTGACCCTATGCTATCTGATAGACAAAAATATGGCATTGGCATTCGTCCTAGACAAAGCATGTTTAAGGATAGACTAGCAGCGTTGCGTAACTTATTCGAACATGTTAATAATATCTTTGCCAATAATTTAATTACAGATTTTTGTAATTTAGATAGACTTAATTCTAAAGAAGATATTCCTAATCCAGCTGTTGCTGAGTACGACATAGTTGTAGGCAATATTGATCAGCGTAACGAAATAAACATTAGTAAAGTTAAATCGGCCATCGTGACCTGTACAATTGAAAACGGTCGCATTGTCAGTGTTAAGATTCTGGATCCTGGATTTGGATATGGAAAATTAGATCCATTAACATTCAATGATTTGGGAGTTGCGCTAACATGGCGCGGCCCACTAGTTGAAGTTTTTAACGATCAAAATAATAGTAAATTAGAATCTACTATCGACGAATTGGGTAGAATTACAAATGTTCAAATTGTTAATAGCGGATCGGGATATCTAACTACTCCGGAAATTTTTGTTAGACCGTACACTGTAATTGTCTCTTCCGATGATAATTCTAGGGGACGTTGGGCAAAATACGTATTAGGTGATGCTAGTTGGTCTAAAATTCAAACACAAAGTTTTGATACAACTTTATATTGGGATCTTATAGATTGGGTATCTTCTGAATTTAATCAGTATCAACGATTGACTGCTGTTGTGGGACAACGTGCTGAACTAGATGAGTTGTTTCTAACAGCTGGTGATTATGTAAAAATATTAAACAATGGCGCAGGCCGCTATATAATACTTAGGAAGACAGCCGCAGATGTACAAGGTACATATGATCTTAATTTTGATATTATGTATAGTGAAAAAGGTACATTGTATATCAAAGATTCTATATGGAAATTATCAGATTCTCAATTAGGATGGGATCAACTTTCACCGTATGACAATAACTTCTGGGATCAAACAGCTGATACAGAATTAACAAATATTATACTTTCTTTAAGAGATGATATTTTTATTGGCAACTTAAAAGTATATTGGAATACGTCTTTCTTTGCCGCGGTAAAATATGCATTGACTGAACAAAAATTCTTAGATTGGGCATTTAAGACTAGTTTCATTTCTGTACATAATAAAGCTGGAGAATTAGCTCAACGGCCAGTTTACAAATTTCAAGATGCACAGTGGTACGAAGATTATTTGAATGAAATTAAACCATACCATACAAAAATTAGAAACTACTATCTTTCATATGATGTAAACGAACCTACTAACACATATACAACTGACTTTGATTTGCCAGTCGTATATGATAACGGCACTGATTCTTTTATTACCTTATCGGAAAATGAGCCGTTAGCTCAAACAACATATCCGTATAAAGGATGGTACGATAATAGAACATTGGTAGTTGAGTCGATTGTTGTAGATGACGGAGGCACTGGATATATTG